GGCTCTTCTGCGGGAGTATGTATATGGTGCACTTCAACAAGAGATGCCGGAAATTTACAAAATTGCTGAAGAGGCCGACGTTGAGAAATGGAATGAATCTGTTCGGCGACGGGTAGAAGGACGGCAGCGCTCCAAGCAAGAGAAGAAGCAGCAAGAGTAAAGAGAATCACGAGACTCAGTAATAAGGCAACTAGGACCTAGAAATTCAGCGTAAAATTTCTAGGCTCCTACAGTAGTCCACCGTGACCCGCTACGCAGTCAAAGTCAGTGATCGCTGGGTCATGGCAGTCTTTGGACCCGGCCAGGGGCTCCAGCTCACCTCGGTTGAGGAGGATGCCTCCAGCTGGCCTACGTACGAGAGGGCATTGCGGGCTGCCCACAGCATCCAACAGTGCACCACCAACCCAATCTCAATTTGTAGCGTTACTGAACCTGCTTACCGATGATGAAAAACGGTGTCCTGCAGTGGCAGGAAGACTTTGAAAAGTCCCAGCGGCTTGGTGAAGGTCGTTCGCGCACCAGTGCAGAACGGGCACAGCTGTTTGAACTACAGATTTGGCTTGCGGGCCAAGGCGCTATGCGGGATTTGATTCGGGCGGAGTCGCTCCAGCAGGCAATCATGTTTGCCGAAAATCGTTACCCCGGTTGCCGGGTAGACGTTCCACCGCAAACGGTAAAGAAACCTAAGCTGGCTCGTTCCCGGACTAGCCCCAGCGTGGCGGCAAAAAGCCGGAAAAAATCTGCTGACGCAAAATGACGTCTCCTCCCAAGCTCAATTTCACCAAGGCCGCTGCAGAAAAGGCGCGGGCTGACTACCTCGATGAGCTGTTCCTAAAAGACGGCCGTGATCAGGCAAGTCATCCCCTGCACGGCACCTACACCGGGCTGTACCAGAAGTACACCCTGCAGAAACTAGGCTGAGTCGCGGTCTAGACCAAACTGATCGGCCAGGTTGTCGGCAGCTTCGCCGATAGCCCAGGCCGATTTTGTTTTTTCGATTTCGCACAACGCATTTAGCGCCAGTGCTGCTTCGAGCAGGCCGGTGTAGTCGCCCTCTTCGTACTTCGCACGCAGCCACTGGTCGTTAGCGGCTTGGCGAAACTGGGATTGGAGCGACTGCTCGATCGGCCTCACATCTACTGCTCCTTCTTCTTCGAGGGGAAGACCGTCTGGAGGACTCGGAGAACCAGCTGTACCCAACTGTTGTCTTTGATCGGGAGCATCCCGATGATCTCAGATCCGGCGGCAACGGCGATGGCGATGATTGCAGCGGTAGAGGGATCCATGCAGAAATGTGATCTTGTTAAAGACTAAGGCTTCTACAGACAATTTTCCAATGCCTAATAGTTTCTACCGCTACCGTCCAGGTAGCTACAGCTGGGTATGGATCATCACATCTTCGGTGGTGAATACTTAAGCAAAAAGCAAGCCAAGAAAAAATTTCGCCAAGACATCCTCAGCAGCTGGAACCATTGCTGCGCTTACTGCGGGAATGATCTGGGGCGATCTGCCACTCTCGACCACGTGCATCCCAAAATGCGCGGTGGTCATACGTGCCTGTCAAACCTTGTCGCCTGTTGCTTTGCCTGCAACATTTCCAAGTCGGCTCAGGATTGGATTGACTGGTACCGCAACCAAAAATTCTGGAGTAGGGAGCGAGAAATCGCTATTGCCTACTGGATCACAGAAGACATGGCGGTTTAGGGCGTATAACCCATTTGCTCCAAGTACATGCGGGCGATGTATTCATCCTCTGCGTAGCGGCAGATGCTGTCGCAGCAGGCGCGGTAGTAAATCTCGCCGTGCTCGTTTTCAATTTGCTCCAGTGAAAAGCCGTTTCCGAAATCGGTGCTATGGACGACCGTCATTGGGTGTAGTTGATCCGGGAGGGGTTGCTGTCTACCAAAATTGCCCAGCCGGTGCCGGGACCATCGACTTCCCATCGGGGCAGCCATTGCTTCCGAGGGTAGTAGGTGTCTTCACCTTCATAGTGGTTTTCGTGGCCACCATGCACTAGATCCGGTTTGCCGCGGGGATCCTTGGCGATAAACATTGTTTTGGTGTAGCCGATAATGACGCTCCAGTGGCCGGGGCCCGTTGGTGGCATTCCGGCTGCCATGTCTCCTCGATGTAGCCACCCCACTGCAACGGCTCTGCCCGCATCAATTTCTGCCTCAAGTAGTTCCGGTGTGGCGTTCTGTACGAATTCGGCGTGGAGTCCCAGCTCTTCTAATGCTTTGAGATGGGCGGAGACTTCGGTGGTGTCGCCGTGCTTGGCGCGAATAGTGTCATATTCCTTAGCGTCCTTAACGCGCATGTAGTCCGCAGCAATCATTGCGATGGCAGCGGTAAAGCACTTGCGGTAGCCGTTTTTTAGATCCAGCTGGTGGAAGTATGGGATTGGGACCCATAAGACTTTGCCGCCAGCTCGCCAGATCTCAAACCATGTGGCTTCCCGGTCTTTGAGGTCGGGAGGCATATCCTCTTGAAGTTGTTGGATTGCGGCGAGCTGGTGTGGAGCGCCTGTGTAGTGATTGAAAAAGTCTTGGAGTTTGAAGGCCATAGCCAGTGTTAGAGCAAAAAGCATGAGCTGATGGCAATCGGATTCTAGTGTGCTTCTTTAGTACCTTCCAGTCGTGCCACTGCTGCTTCGAGGTCTCGTAGACGACTGAAAACCTCCGTGTCCCGGCTTTTCATATCGGTGTGCATCATGTTGAGGCGGGTTGCCACGTTCTCCACCGCTGCAGTTAAACGCACCACTGCATCGCGGTTTTCGGATGCACGGCGGGTGTAGTTACCAAATCCGACTGCCGCTACCGTTATCGAGGCGCCGGCAACGGCCGCCAAAAGCTCAATCATCGGCCGCACCAGTACAGAAGCATCATGGCAGCTTCCGACGAAAAATCAGCAGACAGCAATAACCATACGCCGCTCGGTGACTTCGTTCGATTAGCGGTTTTGTGCTGGTCCATCGCAATGCTTTCCCTCAACTACTTGGGCTACGTAAAAGCAATGGACCCAACGTTTCCAGCCTCCCTTTTGACTGGAACTATGGCTTCCTTCGGGGTTGCTGTAGGTAAGGCAAACAACGGCCAGAAAAAGAAGGAAGACCCTAGCCTTGAGCCAGCCCACAAAGCCAAACCGTGAAAAGACTTCTAATTTTGGCAGCTGTATTCGTAGCCGCTGCACCAGCTAAGGCTGACCTGACTCACAAAATTCAATCCAGTGTTTCGCTGACTGTGGACGCGGCTGCCAGTGCTGCAAAACGCATCGGCTCCACCTATTCCGTTAGCGGTAGCAACATCACCCTGGATACCGCAGGCGGTTTGGGCAGCCTGACTGCCGGTAGCGCTGTTGGTTACACACCAGCTGACTACAGCGTCACCACCGCGGGAGATGCGTTCTCGTTTTCCGAGTCCTTTCTTGAAGGAGACGCAACTCCTTCCGCTACCACCGTTACCTCCGGTGTGGTGGGATCTCTTCCGATGCTCGGAGATACGACTACAACAGCAGGAGGTGTTGCAGGTGTGCTGGCTGGCACCATCGCCAGTGATCACGCGCTCAGCATTACAGCTGGTGGAGCTGGTACGACCGCTGTGGGTCAGATGGTCACCGAAATCAAGATTGACTAATGCGTTGGCTTGCCATCCTGCTGTTATTGGCCGGACCAGCAGCAGCCGTGCCCGTGGTGCCTAATTTTCGTACTGGCACAACAACCAGTCGAACTGAAAGCACCACGCAAGTCACCGAGCAGATTCGCAGCGTCAACTTCGCCACTGGTTACACCTACAGCGCATCCGGCACAAACGTGCAAAATTCGGGGTCAAGCATGGTTCCGAATGCAGTTGACACTGGATCCCAAACTGTTGATGGGGTCAAATCCAGTTGGACAAGCCTCGAATTACAAAGCAAGCCCACATGGTCTTTGGTCAATCCCGGCGGATCCTTCTCGTTTGTCGAGCACTATTCCGGTCCAGGGCTAGAAGCGGTAACGGAAATCACGCGCACCACCGTTATCGAAAGCGTCACCGATACCACCTCGGTCTTTGGGCCTTAGTTCTGTTGCCTAATCAGGCGCTGGCGCAGGCCAATGCCACGGCCGCCCCAGTTGCTAACAGCACTGGTTCTGTCACAAACCAAGCCATTCAGATGCTGACTGGCCCGTATCCCACTAATTCCTACGGGTCGGGAATCTCGTGCCAAGGTCCCACGCTCAACCTGTCTCCTTTCGTCACCGGCAGTAAGTCCTACGCAAAACCGTTTACTGGAACGGTGCGGACGCCGGTGTACGACCCAACAGATGCTGATGAAAACGGCGTACCCGACAATCCGGGCAATGTGCTCTTCTACCAAGAGCTTCCCAGTCGGCAGAAAAATAATTACAGCCTGAACCTTGGCTTTAGTGCCACCATCTCATTCCCGCTTGATGGTGGACTGCAGGAACGCTGCAAAGCTGCGGCCGACACCAACACCGCGTACCAGCGCCAGCTACTTGCAAACAAGCGGTTGGATTTTGAACTAAGTCGGCTCCGGCATTGCGGTGAACTGGCGCAAAAAGGGATTACGTTCCACCCCAAGTCCAAGTTCTATACCGTTTGTTCGGATGTGGTGCTGGTCGCAAAGCCTGGGCAGGTGCTGCCGCACTACCACCAGATCACGGTTTCAAAGCCCGACGCAGAGCACGTATTGCCCGATTCCGGTCCCGCTGAGCCAGCCGCCGCTCCCAGACAGAGTCCACGTGAACAGGCTTACCCCTTGCCTGTGAAACCTTTTTCACCACCTTCTTCACCGTAGGTTTGATCAGCTTCAGGATTAGATCCGAAAACGGTTTGGCCACCAAGGCAGCAGTTGCAGCCACCAAGGCAATCGTTGTCGTTGTGACCACAGCCTCCACAGGCGGTAGTCCGTCAATCGCCTTCTCCAGAAACGGCTTGGGGAGGTCACTCTCCTCCTTGACCTGAACTGCCGGCGCATCTGCTCTAGGTAATCTCGGGATTGACGGTAATTCAGGGGCTTCGGGTTCCTTGTCCTCGCTCTCGTTCTTTGGAGCTGGTATTGGTACACGGATTGGTGTGAATTCCGCAGGGGTAAAGTCCATCGGATTAAATGCCGGTATCTCGCCCTCTGGACAAAACGCTCCAGTGCCATTGGGGTCGGCATTCAGCAGATTGGGATTGCGCTTGGCATCTGAATGCACTGGTACGCAACCAGGCATTTCAATAATTGGTGGTCCCAGCTCCAGCGTGATGGCCGGAGCGCTTGGGACTGTTGGGGGTGTACGGAATTCGCGGATTTCGGGAATGCGAATATCCGGGATGTTGGGCATCAGAAGGGCAGTGCCGGACCTGTTGCTTTGGGTAGCTGGGGCATTGCGCCTTTGATCTTATTCTCCAGTTCGGCCTCGACGTGGTCAGTGATCTGGCCGCCGATGCGTTCCATGCTCTCGTCCATGAAACGGTTGAACTGGAAATAGGAAATGACCAGTGCCGCAGTCATCGAGCCACTCAGCAGAAAGCCGGTGATGGCCATCAAATCAATGAT